GACTCACCGTAAAACTTGCGGCGGGCACCAGTCCGCATCGACATCGCCATAGCGATACACGGATCAGTCTTGTGTTCCCTGATCACGTAGTCACCGACCTGTTCGTAGTCAACGAAATCGTGGATCGTTGTCTCAGCCATCTGTCTTCTCCTTCATCAATCGGCCACCGCCCGTGTGCTTACTGCACGTCGGAGGATGGGAAAGTTTTACTTGTGTTGTGACTGTGACCCCGCATGCGGGACACACCCACGTTTGTTTTGTTGTCATGACATTCCCCACGGCTCATAGCCGTACTCAAGCCAAATAACTAAGGCTGCTTGCAAGTTGACATGCGGATCATAAAGGTCGTCGCATTCGTTCAAGATTCCGAACTCCTGCAACCAACCAACATCAACACCGTACGAAGGATTCGGACGGCACCAATGCCCATTGATCTGCATCAACCCACGGCTACCACCACGCGGATCGCTGGTGTTGATAACCGTAGGGTCACATCGTGACTCACGATGAATCAGATAGTCAACAGTTTCAATCTCGCTAATCGGCCAACCGATAGCGACAGCATCATCCAACCACTGGGAACACATCCCCCCCGGCAACGTCGTTGTCACCGGAGGAACCGTGCTGGGTGTCCCTGCAGGGACACTTGTAGTGGTGGGGGCGGCCGGTGCAGGCCGGGCCTCCCGAGCCTGAGCCTGCACCGACGTGGTCGTCACCAACTCCAACGGGTAAGTGGATTCCACAGGAGGGGTTGTTGTGTCCTGTGATGCACATCCCGCCATCAGTACGGCGACGGCCACTACCGCCCACCTCATGACTCACCCAGCCGACGCTTCAGGTGAGCGATCTCGTCACGCAAATCAACGATAACACGTTCCAACTCGCGGGCCTCACGGACCAGCCGCTGAGACTTCGTCTCGGCAGGTGTCCGGTACAACTCGTCGGCATCGAACATGTCGGCGTAATCGGCGTGAACGTACACGGAGCAACGAGGCTGACCCGGCTTGCGATACACAGCCAACCGTGCGATCTTCCCCTGCTTGTGCAGGTTCGTCAACGCACCAGAAGACTGGCCGTGATGAGTACCTAGGGCTTCATCGATGTCACGGAACGTGGCACCGATGGTTCCTTGCCGGTACACGAAGTCCAACACTTTCGATAAGCGTTTCGACAGCGTGCCGTCGGATGCCTCATCGATTGCTCGTTCACGGGAGGCCGACTGGGCAGCAGCATCCTGCCACCCAGCCGTCCCCCAGTAGTAGCCACTCATGACGGCTCCGAATACAGAACGTCGGTGACCTGCGGAACGAACCGTTCCAACGCTTCCGCCAGCCGTCGCTGCTGTTTCAGTTGGGACTTCGACGGTTCGTCAAGACGCTGCCAACTGGTCAGCAACGTCTGCCCCGCCTGAGACAGTGCCTTCGCATCAGCGATAGTGAGAAAGAATTCCCACTCTGGTACATCACTCGTAGTAGTCATCGGACAATGGTCCTTTCCCGGCAATAACTGCCGCTAAATATTCAAACGTAGGGATACCGTCGTCATGTGGTGGGCAATGCTGCTCGCACATGTCGACGGGTGCGCCGTCGTCGGCCCACTTGCAGCCGCACGACTCAACCATCGAACGTCTCGCTGTCAACGACACGCACGTTGTACGACAGGTCAACCTCAACGGTGAACCTGAACTTCGATGGGCTGCCTGCTGCGGGCTGGTCGATCTGCTGGATGTAGTTCTCCATCAGCACCTTGTCCATCAGCAACGAATCAAGTGATTCGCCGCGGATCAACGTGTCGTCCACATGCAAAGCAGGGAACCCTTCGATGATCTCAGGTTTGATCTTCGGGTGGATCAACTCGCAGCCCTCCAACGGGCGTGCCACACCGGACGGACGGTGATAGATGAACGTGGGATGTCCGCTCATCGCACACCTCCCAAGAACCCGGTCATGTTGCGGCACGCCTCAACCACAGCGGGACGATCTTCTGTCTGCTGCTTGCGGGTGATGCACACGTCGTGACGTGTCGCATACTTCGCGGCGATCCACCGCTGCCCGAGGGTGCTGGCGTAAGAAGCCAAACGGCCCGGCTCGGTCATCACCTTATGCGGGTTGTAGAATGTGAACTCCAACTCGGGGAACCGGCACTCGTACCGGGCCCACGAAGCCTTGCACACAGACTCCTGCACGATGCCGTTGTTCACCGGATCGTTGATGACATCCAGCAACGGGATCACTTGCGTCTCAATGAAACGCTGGATCTGGCCGGAACCTTTCTTGCGCCCACGATTGTCCGCTGGCGCATCGGGCTTTGCGATCCCGATCTTGCTTACAGTGATTTGGATTTCATCCATGATGAGCCCCCTCCTAGAAGGCAATGTTGTTTGGATGTTTATTGCTGCCCGGCCACCCCGAAGCGGGGTGACCGGGACATCTTGTCAGGCGAGAGCGAGACGCTCCGCACGGATAGTGACAGCCTGCTTGGTGCCGGGGTCGGTGACCACATCGACCTGCTTGGCGAAGTTGCCCTTGGTCTTGTCGTGATACTCCCAGCCCTGAATCGATTGCACCATGCACCACGCATTGTGACCGAACTCGTCGGACTCGTAGTCGTACCGCTTCATGATCGCATCAACCTTGTTCTCCCAACGGGTGAACTTGGACGCATAGCCACGCCACGTGTCCTTCGGGTCACGCTCCGGCATCGGGATAACCCTGAACAGAAAGTCCTTCGCCTGCGAACGACTGTCAAACGTGATCGCACGCATCTGCTTGGCACGACCAAGGAACGTGTCCCAAGAATCCTGAGCCCGTGAAATGTACGTCGCCCACGATGCGATGATCACGCTGTGGTTCTTGGTGTGACGTGCCGAGAACAGTTTGGAGTCATACGACTGGGCGTTCTCGCACGCTGCACGGTACATGAACGAGTGAATCTGGGTCGACCGGCTGCCGTCCTGCGAGTCAGTCACCATCAGGCACGGCTTGACGATGTCGCCACCACCAAGGTCAACCGCGCCGGTCAACTCCAACGTGACCACCAGCACCTTGCCGTGTTCGATCATCGCTAGACCGGTGCAACTGTTCGGGAACGCAGCCTCCACCATGTCGATGGTCTGCATGTACGGGGTCGCCGGGTAACCGTGCGACACCGCCGGGTTCAGCAACGCAGGCGGGTCAACCGATTCGTTCCACACACTGTACGCCGTGGGTGTACCACGGTTCTCCGGTGTGTGACCCGACGGATGGACCAGCGGATGCTTGACCGGAACGAAGTTCGCTCCGGCATCCAGAGCCATGTCGACAGCACTGGAATGTGTGCCGACCGGAAGCATGTCATCACGGCTAAGCATGACGTTGCCAGTTACCCGGCCGGTTTGGTTTGTACGGAAGAAAGCCATTGGGCTCCCCTTTCATTCGTTGTTGTGTCCCTGCAGGGACACTTGTGGTTGATTGTTTGTTGTCCCCTAGGTGTTGATGTGGCCGGGAGCCCAAGGGGACATAGACCCCCGGCCACGAACTAAATACTAGACGAAACTAAATGGGTTCGTCAAGTCGGGGCCGGACGTGAACGGTCGCACTTCGGACACACCGTGACAACGACCGGCCACTCACCACTGCCACGCACATGCATACGCCTGCACCTGTGGCACACCTGTGGTGGACGGTAATGGCCGAACACTTCCCTGACCATCACATCACCTCCCACTTTCCGTACGAGTAGCCGCCCCAAACACGGAGAGCGTTCCGTGCGACGAGCAGCGTGTCGTTCCACACCTTGTCGAACGTAGGAGTGTCGGCGTCGTCGGTAAGCCGCACCATCGCTACGTACTCGTCCCGAAACTCATCCCAATCGGGGCCGGTAGGTGCGGAGTCTGTGATCTCGGCTAGTGCCAGTTGGAACTGCCCACGCTGGCGGTCGTAGCGGTTGTCGATGACGTTTCTCATCACTTCACCTCCCGAATGAACCCGTGCGTATCCGGACGCTTGCCATCCGCACGCTTCTTGACACGGACCAGCACCGCATAGTTGCCACGCTCGTCACGTGGCGTATCAGCACACCGCAAGTCATGCACGTCGCCATCGATGACGGGTCTGCCCATGAACGTGTCAGGCAACGCCGCACCCTTGGTAAGTTGACTGGCACCACGACGTTACCCTCATGCTCATCGAACATGGCACGGTCATCACGTTCGGTCGCAGACCGCACCAGATAATAGTTCGGCACAATCGTGCGCCACCCCGACCTGACCAGCGGGCGTTTCGTGTAGTCCTGAAACATCACGTCCGGATGACGAGACAGAATCGACTCGTCACCCACGTACGCCTCGGTCACCACATCCAGATCGGACGTGCCATTGACACGACACACCAACGTCTTGCCGCACCGGGCCACACGTTTCTTGGCTAGGCCAATCTCATGGTCGACCAACAACCAGAAGTCGTACGGGAACAAGCAGAGCATGACGTACCGGGCCAGCATGGCACGGGACGCAGCCCCGCCAGATATGCCTAGGTGGCCTGAGTTACCGAGGCATGCGGCCCGACATCCCGGTGTCGAATGGCTGCACACGTTGCGATGCTTGCCACCCAACGAGTCCCACAACATGACCAGACGGGGCGATGCCAACTCGTCAAAGAGTTGGCGACCACGGTTCGCCTGCGGCAGATACATCACGATCTGCTCCAACTTATCTGTCCACTCTGCATTATGTGCAGTCTTTGCGGACTGCGATTGCTTGGTGAACATCTTTGGGTTTTGTCCCCCGCCAACTAGGTGGGAGACCACCCAGAACTTTGCCTGCGCCGAGGCTAGGTGTGTCTTGTGCATCACATTTCCTCCAAGTGGACGATGGTCGCACCGCAACGGCACTCCCACATGTTGTGACCGGTCTTGCGTCGTGCGACCAGATGGTCGCACCGCTTGTTGTTTCGTTTCGTTTGTTTGTTCTTCACGGTGTCCCTCCGTTGCTTGTGGGTGTCACTGCGGGACTTGCTGTCCCTGCAGGGACACCCGGTTCGGTGTGGCTGGTCCCCCAACCACTAACTACAGATTACCACCCCAACCAGAGTTCGTCAAGTCCCACTAGACACGGGCACCGGTGGGGTCATCGACACCACCACACCCGGAGCCCATCCCAACAAAGACACAAACGACCGGCGACCATCAACCAAACAAACCACATACCGGTCGGCCCCGTCATCATCAACACCCAACGGGCGACACCACGCCACCCCAACATCCACATACCCGGCACCCTCTCGCATTGCTACATGTTCCAACATGACGACAACGCTACGGGCCACCCCAACAGATACACCATGACCGACACACCGGCAGAATGCCGGGCCGTCCCTGCAGGGACACGGCAACGGGGCCAACGGTCACGGGGCCGGGGCCCACACACGCCACCACACCGGGCCGCACACGGCCCGCAGCCCACACGGCCCCACACGGGCCGCGGATAATCGCCCGGTACTAGACACCGGGCCCGCCCATAGCGGGCCACACGGGGCCACCTAGGGCCCAATGCGGGCACACGGTGGCAGCCCACACGGGGCCACACGGCCCCGCAGACATGACAACGGCCCCACACCGGGCCACACCGGGCCAGACATGGGGCCAGAACGCAGAACGGCCCCGGGCCGTAGCCCGGGGCCGTCGCACTAAGTGCGCTAGGTCACACGGTAGCGGGCTCGTCCGCAGCCTCGCACAACGTCGCAGCCTCGGACAGAATCCGGGCCGCATTCTTCACACCATCGGCCGGGCTGCCATGCTGCCCGATGTAGTCGACCAGATAGGCCCGCAGTGCGTCGTGGATGTTCTCGGCATCCGGGCCGGGCGTGGTGCCATGGTCGACCGGGCCGTCACCCTCGGTGTCTTCACCCTCGGTGTCTTCGGTGTCGGGACCATCAACCGGGGCCGCATACAACGCCCGCACAGCAGCCCGGGCGGCCGTCTTATTCTCGGCACCATCGGCCGCACTCTTCAACGCCGAACATGTGGGGCCGTTCTTCTGCCCGACGTTCGGTGTCTCGGTCACGGTCTGTGCATCGTCCCACCCGGTGGCAGTCATGACCACCACCCGGGCGATGTCACGCTCCACGGCAGTCTTCGAACGTCCACACGCTGCGCCGACAGTGCGGGCAATGTCTCGCACGCCTGCATTCTCGGCAATGGCCCCGGCAATAGCCCCGTAGTAGACCGGCCGGGTCTCAGTCATCCGGGACTGCGCCGATAGCAGGGCCGCAGTAGCGGCCGCATGGTCGGTCTCGGCCCCGTGGTAAGCGGTAGCGGCCTCGCCGAGCGTGTTCATTGTTTCATCATTCATTGTGGGTGTCTCCCTTGTGTATGCGCCGGGCGGTGTTGCCCGACGTAGACATTATGCGCACACACACCCGGGCACTGTCAAGACCTGCCCCGACATTCTTCCCCGCAGCATGCCCGCCCGCCCGCCGACACCCTCGGCACTGCCCGGTCGTGCTGCCCGCTGCCCGCTGTCGTGGTGTGGCTAGTTGGGGCCGGTTCAGTGTCCCTGCAGGGACACCGGGCCAGTGGCGGGGCCGGTTCCTGCCAGTCATCGATCGAACACCCGAGCCTGCACAGGGGCGCATGGGCCCCCTACCCACGCACCGATGAAGGGACTCCTGCGGGTCGTCCGGTTTACGGTTCTCAGGATATGAACTGTTCGGTATTGTTCTGTTTCGGGGTTACCCGTTCCGGGTTACCCCGTGACATGTGCTTGGCTGTTCGGTGATTGACTCCGTCAATCTTCAGGTACGGAGGCATGCCACTATCTCCTCCCCCCCTGTAGTCCCCCCCTCCACGGGAAACTACTTATAGGTGACATCGTTACATCAATGGGGGCTGGTTTGCGTCGTGCCGAAGTGAACTGTTTGCGGGCAAGATCGGGGTAACGATCTTGCCTATCTAGTGATGGCACATGAAGAAGATTTGGGGCTGGACAGACGGCAGCAACAGTATTTGGACTGGCTATGTACCGCACCCAGTGAACGGAACCCCGCGTCTAAGCAAGGGTTCGCTGACCACCTAGGTGTCGACGTGTCGACCCTGAGGCGGTGGGAGAAGAAGGATGTGTTTGCTAGGGAGTGGGAGCAGCGTTCTAGGGCGTTTCAGGGGTCTCCTGAGCGCACGCAGAACGTGTTGGATACGTTGCATGCTCGGGCGTTGGATGGGGACGTTAGGGCGGCTCAGTTGTGGTTGCAGGCGATGGATAAGATGGCTCCTGCTCAGGTTGAGGTGAAGACTGATCGTAAGGCTGCTCAGTTGTCTGATGAGGAGTTGGATGAGTTGATTGGTGCTATGGCTGCCCGTGAGCGGGATTCTCGGCTGAGGGCGGTGTAACGATTTGGCTTTCTTAGTGGAGTGCTATGCGTGCGGCATGGAGTATCCGCCGACTCAGTGTCGGTGGAGGTGTCCTTCGTGTGGGGCTAAAGACAGTTGTTGCGACGGTGAGCCGCAACCTAAGATTCCTAAGGATGTGCAGGAATGAGCATTAGTAACTTCGCTGAGAACGCTTTGTTGGATGCGGTTGGTGGTACGGCTTTTGTTGTGTCGTCTCCGTATTTGAAGTTGCATACGGGTGATCCGGGTGAGGATGGGACTGCGAATGCGGCTGGGGAGAACACGCTCAAGGCGTGTTCGTTCAATGCTGCTTCTGGTGGTTCGATGGGTTTGACTGCGTCTGTTTCGTGGACGAATGTGTCGACGGCGGAGACGTTGACGCATTGGTCGTTGTGGAATGGGAATGCGGTTGATGGGTCTGGTGAGCCGACTGATGATTGTGTGTGGACTGGTGCGTTCAACTCGTCTTCGACGGTTGCTGCTGGTGACACGTTTACGATCACGTCGCTTACGTTGACGCTTGACTGACGGTGGCTACGAACTTTCCGTTTTCGCTTGATTCTTTTACGAATCCGACGACCAGCGATACGCTGGCTTCGGTTCCGCATGCTTCTCAGCATGCTGATGTGAATGATGCTGTTGAGGCTCTTGAGGCGAAGGTTGGTGCTGATGGTTCGGCGGTGACTTCGTCGTTGGACTATTTGGTCCGGTCAGCGATGCCGGTGGGTTCAGTTATCCCGTTTGCTGGGGCCTCTAGCCCTGATGCGAGTTGGTTGGTGTGTGATGGTTCTGCGGTCAGCAGAACCACTTACGCAACATTGTTTGCTGTGTTGGGTACAACGTACGGGGTTGGTGACGGTTCCACTACGTTCAACTTGCCGAACATGAAGGGCAGGGTCCCTGTAGGTATTGATCCGACGGATGCTGACTTCGATAATCTGGGCGATTCTGGTGGCGAGAAGTCTCATATTCTCATCACTAGCGAGATGCCGTCTCACACCCACACGCAGAATTCGCATACCCATACGCAGAATGCACATACCCATACGCAGAATTCGCACTCTCACGGTGCATCTACAAGCAACGGCGGGCACGTCCACGCTCAGGTAGCGCGATGGTCAGGGGCTACTGGATATGTTGGCGTACAGTTAGACCCGAATACGTACGCAAACGCTTATTACTGGACTAACACTCTATCTACGTCGGGAAGTTCTGGTGGTGGCTGGTCTAGTTCTGGTGTAACGGTGAATAGTGCAACAGCGACCAATCAAAACACAACCGCTACAAACAACAGTACGACTGCAACCAACCAAAACACCGGAGGCGGCAACGCCCATAACAATCTTCAGCCATACGTTGCCTTGAACTACATCATCAAGACCTGAGAGAGATAAAAGATGGCATTTAGTGATTTCAACCCACCGTTAGAGGCGCAGACATACGACGAAAATGGCAATCCAGTGCTATGGGACGAAAGCACAAAGTGGGAATGGATTAGGTTTTGGCGTAATGCAGCATTGGCAAAATGTGATTGGACGCAGATACCAGACAACGGCATGTCAGACGAGCGGAGAAATGCTTGGAAGGAATATAGGCAGCAGTTGAGAGACATAACAAATGTGCTTTCGCCAGAAGATGCTGTGCCGCCAACTCCACCGGGGGACTTCTAAATGACTACGAACTTTCCGACCTCCGTCGACTCATTCCCCGACCCCCTAGCAACAGACCGGCTGGACAACCCGCCTCACGACGTTCTACATACGAACGTCAACTCGGCTGTTGAAGCAATCGAAACCGCTCTGCTGGATGGGGCACCTTTGCATATTGACGATGTCAATGAGCGTGTTGGTGTTGGCACTACGTCACCTTCAACGGAGTTGGAGGTTGACGGTACTGTCACGGCAACAGAGTTTGTGGGTGATCTTCAGGGGCCGACTCACATTCGGGTGAGGAATACTTCGGGTGGGTCTTTGTCTAAGGGCACTCCTGTGTATGCGACTGGTTCTGTTGGGGCTTCGGGGGCTGTGGAGGTGCAGGCTTCGTTGGCTGGCACAGCCAGCACTATGCCTGCGTTGGGTTTGTTGGATGAAACTTTGGCTGATAATGCT